CCTCCTCCAGACGCCGCAGACAATCCAGTTGCCGGTCCTGATGATGCTAAAGATTTAGCCGCGGCAGCACCTGCACCAATTGCAACTGTTGCGCCTACGACTGTACCTACATTAACTCCACTCATGTTATAAACCTAAGGCAGTTTTTAAACTGCTGTTTTTACAAATATAAATTTGTGTGCCCGGTACAAAATCTAAAATAGGATCTTGTAAAACATCAAGATTTCGTTGTATAAAGACCCACCACAAATTAGAATCACCATATAAATCATATGCTAATAAATCTGGTCGGTATGTGTATTGAGGTTCAATAGTATATAGATAATCATCAGCTTCAGCACTAACTGATCTAATAGACAGTACATCTAAATGATTGTTTACTACCTCAGTAGTATACCAAGGACTTGTATTTGTATAAGTTGCCATATTAAATATATCCAAATGGGCTGTTTAAATACCCGCCGCCGACAAATCTGTCAAGGCTAAATGTACGAGCACTAGCTCTGCTGTAAATTGGTTGTAGTGTTATAGTAAACGAACTCTTAGTTGGCACATGGCTAATACCGCCACTAGTCTTTCCACCTAATCCTAAACTACCTGCTAATCCTGCAATAGCACCAACTCCGCCTGCAATACTGCTTATGCCATCAGTAAGTCCGCTTGGTATTCCTGGAAATGTATCTCCTAAGCTGTCTGATAATCCACCAATTGAATCCGCAATTCCTTCAATTGCTCCTGCCATACTGCCTACAACTGGCACACCAATGTAGTCACAGTCATTAGGCAATGTTGTATTAAATGCTGTTACAACAACTGGTACATTTTTAAAAACAAATTGTCCGTATCCGTTTAGTTTTACTACTGGTGGAGGGTTTCCTGCCTTTGGATCAAGACCAGTAAACATTTTAGTTAAACTACGTAAATAATGAACGGCAGCAATCCAATATAATCCTTCAGTAGGATCAGACACATTCATAGGTGCTGTAATTGTAATTGCTCCAGGATCACTATTTTTAAATGCTTGAAATTGAAAGTTAGTGTGTACCGTTTCAACTTTGTTATACGATGCGGCACTAGCAATAGTAATTGTAGGAGTATACGGAAATATTAATCCGCCTGCATCTTTTAATGGTGTAAGCACTGGACTATTTCTAAAGCTGGGCCATAATGGGAGACTTAATCTGACACGCCAATCGCTATCGGGAGCATCGCCTCCACCAAATGCGGCAAGTGCGCTACTTAAATCGCCAATTGCTTCTCCCGCGGCTGGTAAACTGCTCGAACGTAGTGCGCTTCCAACTTCACTTACGGCCGCTACAGCACCAGCTATATTTCTAGCAACGTTAATTGAACTAGTTGTTGAGGATATAACACCTGATCCTGCTGATACTCGTGTAATTGTTGATCCGTTAACTGCCATAATAAAATCCTCTTTTGGTACAATATTTAGTTGACTTTATAAAGTGCGTAGTTTATAATTAACAATCCGGAGAATGAATTAATGACAATACCATCAACCCCAAAAGTAAATTACTTAAACAATAAGGATATGCTAGCGGAAATACACAAGTCAAAAAGTAGTTATTGTGTTTTTGCTAAACCAGAATATCATCAATATGATTTAATTGTACCAAGTTTAGATAAGATTAATATTAGAACAATAGCTGAAGCTAAACGAAATAAAGCTAAACGGTTAGGAGATGCTGATTATCAAACTCGTAAAAAGGCTGGAGAAAAAATTAAACAAGCCGATTGCGAAGTAGATTATAAAAAGATTCCAAAACAAGATTTAATTTTTAGAGTTATGACATTTGATCATATTCCATTAAACAATACTCGTAAAAAGAATCCAAAAAGTCTAGCGGATCATAGAGATAAAGTTAACTTTCCGCCATTCCAACATTGGAAGTTTAATGAAAATGATGAATTAGAATGTGTTGGTAAAAGTCATTGGAAAGGTACTCTAGCTAAAGGCAAGTTTGATAAAGATGCTGGCCAAATTACTAACAACTTAGCTAGAATGATGTTAAAGTTATGTGAAAGGTATGCTACTCGCGGTAACGTTCGCGGCTATACTTACAATGACGAGATGAAAGGGCAAGCCATTTTGCAATTAACACAGATAGGACTACAATTTGATGAATCAAAATCAGACAATCCTTTTGCGTATTTTACTGCGGCTGTTACTAATAGCTTTGTTCGTGTTATTAATATAGAAAAGCGTAATCAAAACATCCGTGACGACATATTAGAAATGAACGGAATGAATCCAAGTTATAGCCGTACTGGTGCCGGTGAGCATGCCGCGGCGTTAAAACGACATGCAGAGGACACATCTAGTGAGTAATTTGTTTAAAAAAATCGCCGCATTTACAGACATTCATTTTGGATTGAAGTCTAATAGCTCTGTTCACAACCAGGACTGCGAAGACTTTGTAGATTGGTATATTGCTAAAGCAAAGGAGGAAGGTTGTGATACAGGTATCTTTATGGGTGATTGGCATCATAATCGTAATAGCCTTAACATTACTACAATGGATTATAGCCTCAGGGCCTTGGAGAAGTTGGGGCAAGCGTTTGATAACTTCTATTTCTTTCCTGGTAATCATGATTTGTATTACAAAGATAAACGGGACATACACTCTGTGGAATTTGGAAAATACATTCCTGGCATTACTGTCGTACACGAGCCTACTACTATTGGAGATGTCACAATGTGTCCCTGGCTTGTCGGTGAAGAGTGGAAAACAATAAGCAAAAAGGGTGGCAAATATTGCTTTGGGCATTTTGAATTGCCTAAATTCTTTATGAACGCTATGGTGCAAATGCCAGATCATGGTGAATTGCAAGTAGATGCATTTAAAGGATTTGAAATGGGGTTCAGTGGGCACTTCCATAAGCGCCAGATGAACGAAAATATGTGTTACATTGGTAATGCATTTCCGCACAACTATTCAGATGCTTGGGATGATGACAGAGGAATGATGATATTAGAATGGGGAGGACAACCTGAATTTCACAGTTGGCCTGCTCAACCTACATTCCGTACAGTTAAACTAAGCCAACTTATCGATGAAGCTGATACAATTATTAAACCTAAACAACATTTACGTGTTAGTTTAGACATTGATATCAGTTTTGAAGAAGCTAGTTTTATTAAAGAAAAGTTTATTGCTGATTATGATATCCGTGAGCTCACTTTAATTGCAGAAAAGAAAGAGATTGAGATTAATACCAACATTGATATACAAGCATTTGAAAGTATTGATCAAATTGTAAGCAATCAAATTGTAAGTATTGATTCAGATACCTACGACAAAAATACACTATTGGCGATTTATAGTAGCCTATGATTAATATTAAGGAATTAACCGTTAGAAATTTTATGAGCGTGGGTAATCAAACCCAGGCTGTAAACTTTGCACAACAAAACCTAACACTTGTACTAGGTGAAAACTTAGATCAAGGCGGAGATGACAGCGGTTCACGCAATGGTACAGGTAAAACTACTATTGTAAACGCATTAACCTTTGCTTTGTACGGACAAGCATTAACCAATATTAAAAAAGATAACCTTGTTAATAAGATTAACAACAAAGGTATGCTAGTTACACTAGCATTTGAAAAAGATGGTATTGATTATCGTATAGAACGTGGACGTAAACCTAATGTTCTTCAGTTTTATGTTAATGATGTAGAACAAAGTACAGAAGAAACTGATGACGCACAGGGCGATATGCGTGAAACACAAAAGGATTTAGATGACTTGTTAGGTATGAGTCATGATATGTTTAAACATATTGTGGCACTTAATACCTATACAGAGCCTTTCCTTAGTATGCGGGCTAACGATCAACGTGCTATTATTGAACAATTACTTGGTATTACTGTATTAAGTGAAAAAGCAGAAGCACTTAAAGAGTTAATTAAGTCCACTAAAGATGAAATTACACAAGAAAGTGCCGCTATTGAAGCTACTAAACGTAGCAACGAAGGTATACAAAAGAGTATTGATAGTTTAACAACTAAACAAAGTGCATGGAATACTCAGCAACAAGCAGAGATTGAAAAGATAGCTCGTGCTATTGTAGAGTTAGAAAGCGTGGACATAGATGCTGAGATTGCGAAGCACGGCGAGCTAAAAGCCTATGAAGAGAAGGCAGCGAAGCTGAAAAGCCTGAATAAGGAGCGGGCTACGTTAGATAGCGCGATAGCGCAAGCGGAGCGAAGCGTCACGAAGTATGATCGCGAGCTTGGCCTTCTGGCTAATAAGACCTGTCACGCCTGTGAACAAGAGCTACATGATCACAAACATGAAGAAATGACTGCTACCGCACAAGCCCACCTTGACGAGGCCCGGAAATATCACGATAAGGTCACACAAGATTTAGCTAAAATCACTGGTGAGATTGCGCAGTTAGGTGAGCTTACACAACGTCCCAACACTTATTATGACACTATCGAGCAGGCTCTCAAGCATCAAAACAACTTAAAAAGTCTGGAAACACAGCTAACAGTTAAAGCAGGAGAGTCAGATCCTTATCAAGAACAAATAGATGAGCTAAAACATACGGCTATGGTAGAAGTTTCTTGGGATCATGTCAACGCACTCAGCAGTTTAAAGGATCATCAGGAGTTCTTACTCAAGCTATTGACGTCAAAAGATTCATTTATTCGCAAGAAGATCATAGATCAGAACCTAGCTTACTTGAATAATAGGCTTACCTATTACCTTGATAAGATGGGTTTACCACATACTGTGCTGTTTCAGAACGATTTATCCGTGCTGATCACACAGTTAGGGCAAGACTTAGACTTTGATAATCTAAGTCGAGGCGAACGTAATCGACTAATCCTGGGCTTGTCGTGGGCATTCCGTGATGTTTGGGAGTCACTGTATCAGCAGATTAACTTGTTGTTTGTTGACGAGTTGATCGATAACGGCTTAGATGCGAGTGGTGTAGAAGGCGCACTGGCTGTACTTAAGAAGATGGCACGTGAACGCAAGAAGAATATATTCTTGATTTCGCACAAAGATGAACTAATTGGCCGTGTTAACAACGTATTAAAGGTTGTTAAAGAAAACGGATTCACTAGTTATGCTAACGATTTAGAAATAACCGAATGAGAGACAAGGACGAAGAGCTACATCAGCAGTTGATGGATGTGTTTCGTAAGTATTTTGCAGAGAATCAGCAGTGGTTCAATGACGATACTTACGCTAGCACCATACGACTTCGTCATTTATTATCAGATATTAGGCACATTTGCTCGGCAAGACGCAAAGAAATTAGGCTTTGGCAAATAGAAAAGCGAGCGCAGTTAGATGAACGCAAGGTTCGTCGCGCTCAAAAGAAGGCAAAGGGAGGCGGGGAAGTCGATAACTAGTTGATGTCATGGTATTATCAAGATCAATTAGTTTCAGAACTTCCTGAAGACTGTGTAGGATTCGTATATATAATCACGAATATTACATCAGGACGCATGTACATAGGCAAAAAACTAGCAAAATTCTCAAAAACTACTACTAGAACAGTAAAATTAAAGAACGGCACTAAGAAAAAAAAGAAAATCCGTAGCAAAATTGACAGCGATTGGCCCGAATATTATGGTTCAAGCCCTGAATTAACCAAGGATGTTACGCAGTTAGGTAGAGAAAACTTTAAGAGAGAGATACTTTTTTACTGTATCAGCAAGGCAGAAATGTCGTACGTAGAGGCTAGGGAACAGTTTTCACGCAAAGTTTTAGAGTCAAACGACTACTATAACGGCCATATTCAGGTGCGTGTACACGGTTCACACATTCGTAAACTCCAAGAAAACAAGGAAAAATAACGCCAAATAAGCCCGCACCGGCGTAGTTATGGTGCCCTAAATCCGTTCTGATGTGCGACGGTAAGGAATCTCTGCTTGGCGCAGAGTAACAAGTCACTATCCTTTACCGGACGATGATCAGATATGCCTATAACTGGTTTGACTTGCAGAAAACAAATTTAAAAGGCTAAAAGAAGGGAGAAAAACCCTATGTTAATATATGTGGTAGCGAATGTATATTAACAGCCGTCATATAAAGACTGCGCTCGAGGTACCGGATGACCGCCTCTG